ATGGGTTTCATTACCTTTCCGTTATTGGCGTGGTTCATTAAAGTTTCGTTTTGAAGTTGTAGCCTCTAAGTTCCACCGAGGCCGCTTACGTGTTATGTATGATCCTGCTTATCAAGCCACCAATGAGTATAATACCAATTATACAAAAATTATTGATGTTGCTGATGGAGCTGATTTTACAATGCAGGTAGGCTGGGGACAAGGTATGCCGTATTTACCAGTCCCTTATAGCGACTTACATATAGCCCCCTTTTCTGGTGATGCTATCACATCAAGAATTGGTGGAGCTAATGGAATTATTTCTATGTTTGTCGTTAATTCCTTAACTACCCCAAATGATGCTGTATCGAATGTACAGATCAATGTTTATGTCTCAGCTTGTGATGATTTCGAAGTTCATGCCCCAAACGCAGGGAATTTGGAAGGTTTAATTGTTAATCAAAACCCAACAAATCCTATTGCCCCAATTGAACCACCCGGGACATCACCCCCTGGTTTTGACAGTGAATACGGTAGTTATGTCCATTACGTCCAACCATTATACGATCATCTGGCACCTGATCTATATGGATATAATGGCATTTTGCTTGGTTGCGTAGATGATGATCCTAATTTTACTGGATCAACTACTGTAACTTTTGGCAATACGCTCCGTCGTGAAACTACACCTTATGATATAACAGCAAGGCTCGTTTGTTTGTCAGGAGCACCCCCTAGTGTGAACGTCATTTTAGACGGGGTCACATTTGAAGCTGTTTTTCGTGCCACTTATAATGGCTTCAAAGAAGCAACAATAACGTATACGGTACCACCAAATACCGTTAATGCTACATTAACTTTTGAGTCAACAGATGGTTTACCATGGACTTGGCCACTTGCTATTGTGGATGTTAAAGGACGTTTTTCGTTTGCTTCAACAACTTTGCGTATGCAAGATATACCTACAACACCAAATGTAGGCTCACCGACTTACCACTCGGATGTGAATTATAACTGGTGGGATATTCCCCCAGGAGCTTCAGTATCTTGCGTGCCCCCAGCAGGTCTTTTAAATGCTTTGGTTGTTTCGTCAACTGGCGGTACCACCGTGTCAGTTGCGACAACATCCAATAGCATGAGTGTTGGTGTTACATCGATGACGGTACCACGTCAGATTTTCGGTGGATCATCCTCAGTGACCGTAACTTCTGGTGTCGTCATTACAAATACTGGATCAACTAACAATTTACAGTTGTATAGTATTGGTATGAAATCT